CAATGGCTTGCTGGAAAACGTGATCCCCCTTCCAGTTGGACCATCGGTAAGTTTCAGGGTGGCGTCCACATCCGGTCGCATCATCGCATCAGCAATAGCGGACAGATCAAACCGGGCATGATCCGACGCTACCCGGTGCATCGGCTCCGGTGAACCCAGCGAACGATCACCAGCACCCGCCGGAACCGTCTGGGCCGCTCCACGCCCGCCGCGTACTACCCGACCCGGCTGCCGTACAACCTCAGCCGGAATAGCAGCGGGAGATGGATCGTAGGTACCCAAGTCCACACCCGGCGCCCCCGACATGGGTATCTCCTGTAGATCATCCCCGCCGAACACGTCGCCCAGCCAACCAGCCACATCGCCAGCGGTACCCCCCCAATCCGTATCGGAAGAATGAGGCAACGCCGGGTTGACCCCGACCGGTACCGTCCCCTGTTGAACGGTGCCTGCTGGTACGCCCGGTGATCCAGCCATCGGGGTTGGCGTGGAACCGGGCGGACCCGTCAGAAAACCACCCACCGCGCCAGCGGCAGCACGACCTGCGTCGGCAATAGCCTGCCACGGACCCGGCCCCGCCTCAATGAACAGCGCCGGGTCAACCGTCCCCACCGGGACGCTGCCCGTGGGAACAATCCCCGGAGCAACTCCCGGCGACCCCGCCATCGGAGTTGGCGTGAAGCCGGGAGGACCTGTCAAGGCGCCACCTAGTGCGTCAACTACTGCCCCCCAATCCACCGAATCGGCTTCGTGCGGTACCGACAAGTCGCCGCTGGGCGTGACGCCGTACGTTCTCGGCTTGTTCTGGTGCCCATACCGCCCCGTGAAAGTGGGGTCGTTCGCAACTATCATTAGCCCATAGCCTCTCGTATCTTAGCAGCCATCTCAGCCTGCGAAGTCGTCGCATCCTGCGCACGACCAAAACGAGTCCCAGCAAACTGCCCCTGCGCCGCCAAATCCTGCAACGCCAACTGCAACAACTGCTGGTTCATCGACGCCTGCTGCTGCGCCCGCGCTCTAGCGAACTGTGCCGCCAAATCGGCGTGCGCCCTGTTGCGTAAACCGGAATCAATCAACCCCCGGCGAGCAAACTGCGTTTCCACCTTGGGAAACGCATCCCGCTCGCTGCGTTGAAGATCCAACCGCTGCTGCCGATCAGCCGTACGCGCTCCCCGGCGCTGAAACGAAGTATTAGCCAACGCCTGCGACAAACGCTGAGACGGCGAAGTCCCATACGGGTCACGGATGTTGTAGTCGGCAACAGGGTTGAAAGCCATTAGTTATATACCTGACCGGAAATCACCAAATCGTCGTCTTCGACAGTCACATTTATCGTGACAGCCCCGCTCGTACCGCCGCCGTTGATTGCAACACCGGCAGTCACAGCCGTAATATCCCCCGTAGGGACTTGATCTATGCGCTGCGTTATTCTCGTAGGCATGTTCTCCCCTAACCAAAGTAGGTGACATCAATGGTGCTGCTAGATGAAACCCGAATGAACTTAACATCATCTAAATCGTCCTGATATAGGTCCAGCACACTGTAAGGATTAAGGTAATGGCCGACACTGGCCGTGGGAGTACCCCACCGCACCCTGATCGGTTCGGCACCATTGGTAACCATCCCCGCAATAGCGCCTGTTGGCCTAGTCAAACCAACAGCCGTACCGGCCACCGTTATCTGTTGGTCACTAATAGCGGAACCGTATTCTGCCGCCGACTGTCTAATGCCCATACTAATCCTCCAACGCGGTTACCCGCGTTTCCAAATCATCCAACTTTTCCTGAATCTTCCTAAGTTCATATTCGATAGAACGCGCGTTAGGCCCAACCATTCTTCTGCTGGGCTTGTACTCAATCGTCGGCATCAGGCCACCAATCCTGCTCAGCCTCCATCAATAAGGCACTCACAGAAGTAGCAACCTCACCGATGAGTTCTTCCATCGCATCCACCCGGTTGCACATTTCTTCCATTGTCGCTAAACGTTCCTCAAGATCCCGTATATCTTCTAGCCGCGCATAAGCGTTCATGTCCATAGAATCTTCAATTGCTTCGACCGACTCTTCAAGACGGTCAATACGCGCCACAGTTCGAGCGGAGGACCAAGTAATCGTCCCAGCGATAACCGCCACAGACAGGATTAAACCGACCGCTATGGTCGGGATCCTGACCTGACGAATATCGGTCGGACCACTCATCGCTCAACCCACGAAACTGTCTCTTCGTCCCAACGCCAATCCTCAGCGTCGCCGGGACATTCAATCGGTGCTTCCCACAGCCAATCGGACGAAAGACTCCACGACCCATACGGCTGTGGCTCGTAGAACACGTCGTTGGTTGAGTCGTACGTGTACCCCACACCCGCATAGTTGCCACGCAACGGTGTTCCATCTGGATGCTGATTCCCAGACGTGTTGTACGAAGTCTGAATCCACGGGCCGCTATCAGACAGCAGCGCCTCCAGAAAGTCGATGCCAGCCTGCTCGTCTTCAGGGTCGCCTAGTTCGGCGTTATCGACAACCAGAACACGGGTCACCACACCGTCTGCGATTTCTGCAAAATGAGCCATCGTTACTCCTAGGACGGGTACCGGATGATTACGATTCCGCTGCCGCCTGCCCCGCCAGCAGAACTCCCTGCTCCGCCGCCGGGACCTACACCCCCGCCGCCACCGCCGCCACCAGTGTTGGCTGTGCCTGCGGTGCCCGTATTGTTTGGTGCGCCGCCAGCGCCACCACCACCTGAGCCACCTGAACCACCAGACCCAGATTCTCGGCCACCACCACCGCCACCCCCGTAGGTGACTGACGAGCCTGAGAAACTGTTGGCCGAACCTGCGCCACCATTGGACAGTGTGCCTACGGCGGAGGCTCCGCCACCGCCACCGGCATTATCGGCTCCGCTCCCTTGACCATCGCCGCCTGCGTACCCCTCGACAGGGGAGAAACTGCCTGCGTTTCCTGCACCACCATCCGCTGTTTTACCGCCGCCACCGCCTGAACCACCAGTGCGGCCATCCAAGTTGCCCGCCGAGTCGCCAGTACCAGCCCCGCCACCACCAGTAGATGTAATTCCGATTCCGCTAGAGTTACTGCCGTCCGAACCGGCAGCCCCAGACCCTGCCGCACCGCCACCACCGATGGTGATTGTGTACGAGCCTGTTCCCGCATTGACGGATACGAAATCAAGGCCACCTGTTTCGGTTATGCGATAACCGCCAGCGCCGCCACCGCCACCGCCACGGGAGGACCCACCACCGCCACCTGCGACAACCAGAACCTCGACATCACCAGAGCCAGAAGACACGGTTAACGTGCCCGACGACGTGAAGACGTGACGCTTATAGCCTCCTGAGGTGGATTCGGTTCCGCCAGAAGCAGAACCGGAGAACCACTGGCTATGTAGGCCACCGTTCAGCCAAGTAGAGACAGCCGTAGACGGCCACCCACGGGCAGTATCCTTCCGCCCCTTCCAGTTGGAAACGGCGGTGGACGGGTTGGTGCGGTCCTGACGGAACATCTATCAGGCAGTAATACGGTTCACGTAACCGAACACGGTTACCTTGTCTGCCACCGCAGCCCCACCCAGCAGGATCAGACCCGTGCTGGCCTTACCCGCCAAAATCAGTCCCGGAAGCACCAGTTGTAAACCACCCTCAGCGGTCACGGTGTATTCGATGAAATCGTCAGGGTCGGTTGTTCCACCGAACTTCAACGTAATCTTACGATCAGTGGTATCCGTGTTGGAAGCATACAACCAAATCTCGTCCAACGTCGTTGCCGTCGTCGTGGTAGTATGAATCGTCGTGAACGTGCCGCTGTCAACGGCGAGTTTGATACCAGTACCGTCCGCAGGTGACGGACTCAGAGTATGCTTTGAGTATGTTGCCATTATCTTTCCTTAGTTGAAGACTGAGTTGGACAGGATGTCGCTGGCGTTGCCGTCACCGTTCAAATGAACGGTTCCGGTCGCGTTCGGTAACGTGATCGTGCGGTCAGCCGTCGGATCGGTCACAGCAATCGACGTTTCGTATGCGTTCGCTGTGCCACCCTCCAGCACAATCGGGGTGGCACCGTCGATGGTGACACCCTCATGCACATACAGGGCACCTTCCACCGTTGTCGTGTTCCCGTCTGCAGACAACGTCGGACTACCAGCAGCCCAAGTCACCACATCGGTGAAGTTCGTGTTCATTTGGGACGCCACAATCGTGGTTCCCGCCGAAAACGTGTTCGTTACGCTCAAAGCGCCCATATTTAGCGAATCCTTCTCGTTCGGTACATGCCCAGCACACTCGTTAAGCCCCATTTCCCACGGGACCCAGACGAGGGCGTAACACTAAACCTCAAACTAATAGCCTTTGCTGTCCCAGCCGTCGGCCACCGAAAGAACTTGTAGATGTTCTCAGACGCCGCCACCCACTTGTCGGTGTCCCACACGGCGGTATCCCACTTGGCCTGCGACGCCTCACCCGTGATCGCTTTCGACTGGGTAACAACCTCAGACGACAGGTCATAGTCCTTGTAAATCGCCATGTTTACAGTCTGCGTGTTGTCCGCCAACATGACCGTTCTCGTCTTCCCCCACCTCTTAGGGAAAGTCGGCCTGTTACCTGAAAACCACCCAGTCTGGTAATGAGAATAGATTTCTTTCCAATCGGCGGGAGTTGAACTACCGTCGTACTTGTCAACGTCAAGGTCCTGATCGACTTTGCAAACTCGTGTAAACGCAGCCGTTCCAGACCACTCTGACGTAACCGCCAAACCCAGATGCGTGCCCCCCGGAGGCCGGTACGTTCCAAGAGAACGGGCATTTATGTCATATCTAGTCCAAGCCCCGTATTCTCCTAACGTCGGGTCCCACACCAGTACGTTGCGCCGCCCCGTCTGTGTTGCCCCCGCCAAGTTGTCGCCCGACTGGTAGTCAACCGACACCCACAACCGCTCGTCAAACCACATCAGCGAAGGGGCGTTGGACAGCGAAAGTCTCCCAATGTCGATTGACGGCTTGATTCTTTCAAACGCCCACGCCTGATTGTCGCGGCTCAACAAATACACACCGTTCTGCGCGTACCAGTAAAACACTCCGACGGTTGTAGAAACAGGATCAGAACCTTCTAAGCATCCTGTGTTGCGGGTTATGTTTTGAACTTCAAAAGTGTCACGACCAAAACCGTATACCGCGTAAATAGAGTTCTGTTTAAAAATTAGTAGCCGGTCACCGTCAGGTAGCAACGCCGTGATGAAATCGCCATGTTCCCCGACATCAACATCGAAATAGTCGGTGTTCGTCCAGTTCTCGGCATCGTTGATCTTAGAGAACCGAACCCGGTTCGCATGGGTCGTACCCGATTCCACCGTGTACGCCACCCACACGAACTCGCCCCATGTCGTCACATAGCGGGCGTTCGGGAAATGCCCGTCACTGGCGTCAATGTCTGGAGTCAAGGAAGTCGCATTGTTCGACCCCGTCCACTTCACCGCAGACTTCGTTCCCTCCGATGACAGAAACGAACCGTTCACCACATACAAGGCGTCATTGAACGTAACCCCCTGCGGACGTTGCGTTCCAGCGAACTGAACGGCAGCCGCAGCCGTCTGCACCTGAGTGGAGAAGTTGCCGGAACCACTGTTCGCCCGCAATTCCGTCCGCGAATCGGCGGCGTTCCGGTGAGCAACCAGCATTTGATTCGTGCCGGTCGTGGAGTGGTAATCCAATATCGACAGGATGTTTCCGGCCATGGCCGTGGCGTTTACGGCGTCGATCCCGTTGCGGCGCGAAACGCCGCCACGGGGATCAACGTCCACGTTCAACAGATCCGGCGACTCATTCAATTCCAGATTAAACTGGTCAGCGCGTAGGTTTAAACCGCCCGTAAAATCGGCACGTTCTTCATACCGGTACGGTTCTCCAGATGATGCTTCTACGGGTAGCGGGCTAAGAGCCATCTGCTACTCCCACGAATAACGCAAACGCGCTGGTAGAACCAATCCTGAACGCCATCTGGAGATGCGCCGCGAATTCAAAGTCAATGGCTGAGGCGCTGGAGCGTCTTCAAAGCGGGCACGTAAATTATCAAGTTCGCTTACAAACTGGGCGTAATACTGTGAACCCATACCGGCGTCTTCCTGCTGCTGATATGTGCGATAGATAGCGTAGGAAGCAAGCACCGGGTTAAATGGGTCAGGAAAATCGGGGGTGTTGGTGTCAGCGATAGAAGCCCTGTATATCGGCGTGTTGCCGCCAAATTCTATAGCGTTTCGGTAGCCGCGTATAGTGACTGTGTAGACAGATCCCGGCGTCGGATACAAAGTGATGGTGTCGTTCCAGAAAGTCCAGAACCAAGGTTCACCCGTTGTGTTAGTATCCAGCGGATACATCACGTCGGCTGCGTCGTACCCGAGGAATTCTAAAACGTGGTCGTCGGTTTTCATGGCGGCGACTTCACGCAATCCCGGATTTTTGGGCGCTGAATCGCCGCTAAAAGTTGCCGAATCGTGACTTACCGAAATGCTGGTGCCGACCGCAGAAAGCGAATAGTCTTTCTGGTCAGCAACAGTGGAGAATGTGGTAGCCACTTCATAGAACGGCCACCTTTTTTCCGAGTACACGACCACGTTGTATCCTTCACGGATAAACGTGTTCATCGTGGTATCAGCGACATCTGTCGAATCTATATCAACCACGTTGCGGATATAGTCCCGCATGGCGCTCAGTTGCACGGGATACTCCTAGTGGGTGTGGAAGACACAGAGGTTGGTGTCAGAAACGGGTCGGGCCTTACATGGCGCACCACTCTTGGTGGTGGCTCCGCAGGAATCGGGAAGTGTTGCCACGGGGGCAGCATGGGTGGGGGTGGGGTTTACACGTTGAACGCTACGGCTACGCCCATGAGCGTGCCCTTCGGGCGTAAGCGTCTTGTAGTTTCCCGCAGGTTCATTTGCGGGGCGCTGGCCCTGTTTGTATGCGTATGCGAAACCCCTTGCCATGATGCCTCCCGTGGCAACGACCGATGTTCAGGTGCTACTAGGCAGGCGTAATGCCGTACATGTAGCCCTGACGGGCACGGTTACTCGTAGTCAACTCGCCGTAGGAGAGCAACTGTGAGAACACCGCATCCTGATTGGTGGGCCGCACGAACGGCGTTGGCTTGAACCAAACGTCGCTGTGTGCAACCAACTGGATGTACTTGGTGTTGAGGAAGTACAACTTGCCTTCCCCGGCCAAGGTTCCATCAAACGTAATCGGACAGCCCTTAAACAGCAGGTTCTGGAACCCACCGTCGGCCATGTCCGTGTCCGTGTAACGGATCTGACCATCCAGCAGAGCCTCGTAAGCCTCGTACTGGTTCTGACCCGTGATGCAAATAGTCGGCTGGTCGTTGCCAACCGAGCAGTTGTTGTAAAGGGTAGCCATAGCAGCAACGGTGATTGCACCGCCCTGATTGGTTACCGCCGAACGCCACCACGAGTTGTCCGAATCGGTGGCATCAATGCCGCCGGGAGAACCCGTAGAACCAACCAAGGCGCTCAAACCGAGCATATCCTTGTTGCTGTTTCCGGTGCCGTTGCCGAAGAACATGGTGTTCATGTTCTCAATGATGGTTTCCTGCGTCTGGAAAATCTTGCCTTCCAGAAGATCAATGATCTGGGCTTCGCCGTTGTTCTTGGCTTCCTCAATACCATTGATTGTCACAGTTGCCGCATACTGCTTCCAGTCGTACTCAGCCGCGCTGATGCCCGTCTGTGCCGTCGTGGAAATAGTGTCGGTACCGCTGTACGAGCCAGCGGTTGAGTTGGTCCCGTAGATTACGGGAACGACGATCTTCGCTCCCCCTGAAATACGCCGAATCGTCTGACCGTTGGTCAACGCATAGAACAATGGCCGTGCGCTAAAAATGTTGTCAGTCAGTTTCGGAACATAATTCTTCAGGGTGGTGGAGAGAATCTCATCAAAGTTGCTGTTACCAGCCGCCATAATGTTTTACCTCTTCCTTATCAAGAAGCAAGTTGCTTTTTCGCCTGAGCGAAAGCCTCCCTTAAAGAGTTTGGTTGATTGGGCGGAGCATTAGAAACACCAGCCTGCTTGGAACCTGCGGGTTCCACTACAGACGCATCCCGTTTTGCTTCCAAACGCTCTTGTTCCTTCTCCAACTTTTGTGCCTTGGACACCACATCGCCGTACTGCATGTGCGTTAGCGCTGCTTCCAGATTCCCGATTCGGTGGGTCAAGGCGTGTTGGTAAAGTTCATTAGCGTCAAAATCCCCATACCTCTGTTTAAGGGCTACAACCTGCTTTTCTACCTGTTCTTTACGGTGTACCCGGTCCTGCATTTCAAGGCGTGCCTCCAAATTGGCGATTCGTTCCGCATTGGGGTCCACCGTGGGTTCCTCATCCCAATCCGTGCTATACGGATCGGGGCTGGTCGGAACCGGGGCGGGTGTCCCTGTCAAACCGAATGCATCTTGTAGGGCTGTAAGCGTCCCCGCTGGATCTGACTCCAACGAAGACACAATCGCCTCTGCCTGCTGTAACCGTTTACGTTCGGACGCCAGTTCCTGCGTTTTACGGGTATAATCCGATTGCCGCTGGTAGCCGTCCCGAAGTTCGCTGAGGCTAACCTCCGCTTCGTCGCCGTCCACGATCACCGTGTACGACTCTTCGGCAGGTTCCGTCGCTACTTCACCGGAAGTATCCAGATTGTCCACGTTTGTGGATTCTGTCTCTTCACCATCCATACTCTTTTTTCTCCTTGGAGTCCCAAAGGTTGCTCCTATTTACACAGGACAAATTGTCCCACGTTCTTACAAGGCTGGAAGTTCCATCCCCATCTGATTCTGCAACTGCGCCAACAGTTCCGGTGGAACACCACCCGTCGGGGCAAACGCACCAATGTCAGGTCCTTCCGGTAGCGGAACTTGACCGAAAGGCATTGGTGCGGCACCCGCTTCAGCCTGCGCCGCTTCCGCATCCATTGGTGTTTGCTGCTGAATAATGAACTTGTCGGGGTCTTTAACCCCGAATCCTTGAGTCAAGACATGTTTCGCCAACGCTGTCGGGTCTATGACAGTTCCCACAAGAGGAGCCACAGCGTTCAAAAGCGACACAGCCTGCTGTTTTCGGATCGTGTCATTCATCGGCTGAGTCGATCCCGCCTCAACCGAATAGTCGTACTCCCCAACAATGTCTTCCCGTGTGTATGGAACAAACAGGTCAGTTCCGCCCTTGTCGGCCACCCGAGCCATCTGCTCCCCCGTCATGTACTGCTGCATTAGCATCATCACACGACGCGCAATATGCCCTATACCTAGTTCAACAATGGCAAGTTTGTCTGCTGCGCGGGCGTTGCCAGCGTCAGCGATAATGCTGGCTTCCGTTGCTGTGCGACGAATCTCCGGCATCTGCCCTCGGGCGTATTCGGACACACCCGACACTGTGTTGATGTCTCCCTCAATAATTTCGGAAAAATTGTAGATTTCTGGGCTTAGCGGAACTTGCGGCATCGGAACAACAACTTCCGATAGCGGCTTGTTTTCGTCAACAACGGGTACCAGACGCCCATCCTCATCCGATTCCAACGCTTCTCGGCCCTCCGGGCCGAACGAGCGTTCGTGGTATAGGTATTTTCGTCCGTACCGTTTCCGGGCGTTCACCAACTGTGACCGGGTTTTATCCAACTCCTCTTGCAGGCTTTCAATCGCCTCCAAGTCTCCCATTGGATAAAAATAGTCTGGGATGTCATAGTTCCTCAACATGACAAACGGGTGACCGTACGTGTACGGCATCGGAGTCGGGTTGACTAGAAACTCGTCGCCAGAACGAGACATAACACACATCGTGTTGTCTACAACGTCGTAGTATTCGTATATGACAGTGCGTTCAACGTCGGTGAGGTCGTTGTCCAACTGTTCGTCAGCGACACCACCAAGAGCATTGGTTAAAGAATCAGCGGTCAACTGTTTACGTGCAGAAGGCTTGTAGCGCTTATCGTCTTTCGCTTCCTGCAACGGACGAATAATCCTTTGGGCAATCCACTTGGCGTCTTCCAAACAAGTTGCTTCTGGATCAACGAAAATGTCGAACGGGCTTATCCGCTCCACAAACGGTTGATCCTCCACAATCATGGACATCGTCTGCGGAATGTTTGCAGCGATCTCTTCCTCGCTAGGAAGACCAAACGCCATCATCGGATCTTCTGCAGCAAATGCGTCAGCCTCCAGAAGCGCCTCGTCTAAAAGTTCGTTGCGTTCCCCGTCGGACAGAGTCCGTTCTTTTTCGACAAACTTCCAACCAACTTTGATCCAGCCGTGCCCAAAAACCAAAAAGTCTTTTACAGCACGACGAAACGGAGAACGGTAATCGTGGTGTTTCCATAGATAGTTGATGACCGCCTCAACAAAAGCCGCGCGGTCAACATCTTCAGGCTGGTTTGGGGTTACGACCACTTTCGGGTAGTTCACCGAAACCGAAGGGGCGATAACATTGATTGTGCTGAAAGCCAAATTGACAGCGATCAGATCCTCATTGTTGGCTGTCGTATTCGGCCAATGCTTCCCACGGTACAAATCAATCATGCGTCGCCACATGTTGTCGTAGCCGCGATCCTCGCGCCAACGAGCAGAACCAGTCAACTCTCGTTGAATCTTCTCAAACCGTTCAGAACGTGTGACCCTAGCCATCAAAAATACGCCTTGTCCGGCAACCGTTCAATGTTTCGTCCCTGCGACAAGGCTTCTTCTTTCGCTTTACGGCCACGCTGCTCACGGGTCAAATGCTGTTCGTCAGCAGGCAGCACAGAACGAGAACCCCGCCCCGTGTCGATACGAATACCGACAAGTTTTTGACGCCACTCCCACAACTCCGCCAATTCAGTTTCCGTTTTGTCGCCCTTCAAGGCGACAACGTATTCGCAGAACTGTTTGTAAGACGCCTCCGCAGGGAGGACAGCCACTAGCCTGCGTTGTGCCCGGAAAGGTGAGGCTGCGGCTTCGCAGGCTCAACATTGCCTGTTACACCATGCTGGTTGAACGGTGTCTCACGCACTGACGTTTCGCCGTAGCCGCCAGTCTGATTAGCGTACTTGCCTGCCGTTAGACGCTCCCGAGGAGAGTTCGGTCCACCCGGTTCCCAAATCGGGTTAGCGGAAACAGACCCGCCGCGTTCCATCTTATTGTTCTGGCCCGAAGCGCCATCTACGGTACGGGTACCGTTTGTGTGCGAAACGAACTTGCCTGCTGCTGACATGAAACCTCCAAATAGTCTCTAAATAACAGATCAATGTGTCCCACGTACCGTGGAAGCCCCGATTTTAAACGGATGGTCGGAAGGCTCAGTAGTTACCATCCGGGCAAACCAATCAACAGTCCAATAGTCGTCCACGCGCTGCACAAACTCAGGCATGAAGGCGTACTGGCGCATTTCGTTTGACAAAGCCAACGCCATCACACGGTCATCGTGTGGTGAACCAGACATCGTTCCACGTTCGTTACGCACATAAGTGCGTAACTCAGCGACCGTGTAGCGGTCAAACAAACGCAACTCGTCGTTACGCAACGCCATTCCCAGATCGTCAATCAGCAACGGTTTCGTTGTGCGGGTCGTTTTCCAACCAAACTCCTGCGACACCTTCGTTGTCGCCTGATTCAATGAGCGCTTCCTGAACAAGTTTGGGTACCCCAAATGCCGCAACTGTGTGATCGTCGTCAAACCGTGGTTATTGGACTCCACACACATCAAAGCGTCCCCATACCACAACCCGATCATGTACACTTCGTGAGCCAACTCGTCCGGCGCGATATGGCCGTGCCACACAGCGGCCTGATCGCCGGTCCTGACATTCAACACCTGAGCGCACGAATAGTCGCCGTGAGCCAAACCTTCGGCAGTATCAACCCCTATGCAGTAAATGTGGTCAGACCTTGGCTCGCGGTAAACGGTCAGCACGGAACTCCACCACCCTTCTGGAAATCTCACGCATATAGCCGGTTGTTCCCGGCTCCTCGTGTACAGCCATCTGATCTAAAACGTCCAAATCGAACACCGGGTTACCGGACTTTATGAACGCCTCTTCAGGAGTTGTCGGATACTCCTGAGCCAACTGCCACGGCAACATTGATTCTTTCTTCGATTGATACCACGAATTATCACGATCTTCCGTGGCAGACCAAGGGAAGAACATGGGTTCAAACCGGTTAGTACCTGTTGATGATCCCACCCAGAGTTGATGAAAAAAATTGCCTGACCCATTCGCTGTAGAAAGCCCAATGATCCTACCTCCAACATCCGCAACCGGTTCTATAGAAGCCCACGCTTCCTCAGGATTCGGCAAGAACGCCCACTCGTCAACCACAACCAGCGATGCCGACTCGCCACGAGCAGGATCGGATGCCGAAGGCATCGAAGTAACCATGCTGCCATTATCGAACGCCATCTTCTGCTGATGCTCAACCAGCGACTTCGGTCCACGTTCCACCATCCACTTGGGCAAATGCCCAAACCCGTACTTCGACTTACGTAACAGCAGCACAGACTCGCGTTCCGTGCGCGACAAGTCGATGATGTTCTGATCTGGATGAAAGTACGCCAACCAAAACTGGTGGGCAGCCACCAACGTCGTCCAACCAATCTGACGGGCCTTAAGGGTCAAAGAATAACGGTTATTATCCCAATGGTCTATGGCATGAGACTGGGCGTCACGCAACTTAAACAAAATCTTGCCATGCGCCGGATGGGCAATATGCCAATACTTTTCCAAAAAATGCTTTTCGTCATTGACGCAGCGCCGCCACTCCGCTTCCTGACGCAACTCGCTTAAACGGCTCATTCGAAACTCCACCACAACTGAAACACATATCGCACATCATCAGACAACACCGGCAACGTATGATGAGCATGAGTCCAACCGGAAGGAAAAATGATCATCTGACCTGCCTCCGGTTTAACCACCACACCCTGCTGAGGGAACACCAACTCGCCACCCTCAGCGACATTCGACAAAAAACATACACCCGTCAAATGACGGCGACCAAAATAGCCTGCCGGAAAATAGTCGGTGTGAGTGGCATGATACGCCTGCCCCTTCTCATACTTCAAAACATTGTAAAACTTTTCAACCTCCACCGGAGGGAACTTGCATGCTTCCGGGAACCGAAACAAATAATCGTCTACACACTTCTCCGCCAAAGCCAGCATCGGATAATGGCAATCCACATCCCCGACCTGAAACTTTTGAATCAACGAATCACGAACCGCAACATTAACATTCAACCCCTCATTACCACCAACAAGAGCCGGTTCCCACTCCCGCCGTTCCGCATCATCAATAACACCAGTAGACGAAATGTGAAAAGGGTCAATATCAAAAAATCCTATAAAGTTGGGTGCCCCGTCATACAAACGTTCCTTCACCCAACCATCAGGACGTTCCATCACTCAACCTCAAGGAAAATGCATTCACCCGGACACTCCTCAGCAGCCTCGATAGCAGCCTCAACATCCCCCTCCGGGACTACCGCCTGCCCCTCTGCCATCTGTAAAACGGGTTCACCCCTTGGAGAACCATCTGGTCCGTAAAGCGTAGGCCAAAAAGCCTCCTTGACGTACGCCAAACCATCCTCATGCATGTCGAACAACGACGGGCAAATCTCAACACAAATCCCGTCACCAGTGCAAAGGTCCTGATCTATCCAAACTTTCACTTGAAAAACACTTCAAGCGCGCGTCCTGCCGCAAAAACGATCACAGCGCACGCAAAGACGCCAATAGCAATACCGGCAAGGGCAACTACATGCTTTACTGGCACGATTCGCACACTTCAGGCGACTCCACGCCCCCAACCAAAGGTTCGTTATCGCAAAACGGATCCAGTTCAGGACGTTCACCTAAAGACTCCAAACGATACTCGGCGCGCTCTTCCGCATACGGAAACCATTTTCCATCAGATCCCACGATAATCATTCCACCAATCAGGAGTAACACCATAATTATAAAACGCTTGACGTTCTGCGCGACGCCGCTGATGACCACGCGCCAACCGCATAGCACGACGCCACTTGCGATCCGACCGCAACCCCGAGGAAGCCGCCAAAGACGGCGAACATTTACTTGAAGGCGGCAAGTTCATCTTCAACTACCCGGCAGCAGCCAATCCCGCACCAACACCCAACGCAGACCCCACCGCTGGACTAGCGCCACCACCCGTCAACAAAGTTAAAGCAAGCGCCAAAGCAATCTTTTGCTCCGTAGACATACCACCCACAGCCCGACCCAAACCACCAAAATACCCCTGCTGAGACTGGTTCTGCTGCTCTGCCGCCCGACGGGCAAACAAATCAGCCAGCATA